AAGGAACCTAAATCAACATAAGTATAATTTTCTTTTGTATCTAAAACAGTACATCTATATACACGTCGCGGATAAATCTTTACCCTATCTCTATTTAATACATCTTTATTTACAGCAGGAATCGCCTTTAAATATGTATTAGTTTTAGATACAATTGTAAGCACAAACAACAAAACTTATTTGTTATTATAGCTCACTCGTAGAGAATGTTGATGGTGCCAGCGTCGAACTGGTCGGTGCCGTTGACGATGGTGATGCGCACGCGGTCGAGGGTAGAGGAGAGGGTTTTATCGCCACCTCCAAAACTTGTGTTCAAGGTAGTGCTTTTTATCGTATGCCCGCTTACCCAAGTATTAGATCCCAATGATTGCAGCGTCATGACACCGCTTGCGATTGCTGTCGTCAGGCCAGAAAGCATAATAAACCCGGCAGTGCTGCTTCCGTTAGAAATTGTATTTCCAGATCCTGCGGCATACGTGCTTGCGTACCCCGTATCTTCTATGCCTCCGGCATCCCCAATTTGAACTAATAAGTTGCTGGTTCCACTTAAAGAAACCCCAGCAAACATCACCGTCACCCGCTTTGCCCAGCTGGGGATGCCGGTAAAATCAAGAGCTACCGTGCTGATTGTTGTTGATGCTACTGTTTGCGAAGTGCTGACGGTATAGGTGCCCGTACTTCCCGTTCCTGTACCAAGTGCAGTAATTGTTGTACCTGCAGTTACACCAGTACCTGAAATAACCTGTCCAATTTGAATAGTGCCAGAAGACACTGCAGTTACAGTTAGCGTTGTACCTGAAATAGAACCAGTAAATGTTGCATAGGTTAACGCTGTTTTACTAACAATTTTGTCGGCAAATTCTGTTGTACCTGGAGTGGCTCCATTTCGCAATACTTGATAGGCCGTTCCATTGCTAACTGGTAATGTAATTGTGTTATTACCAGCAGAACTAGAAGGGGCTAATGTAGTAAATCCGCCTGTTGCATTGTAAAGATTTAAACCGTTACTTGTAAATGTAGCGCCTAAAACACCGTTTAAAGTAACTGCAATTGAACCAGAAGCAGGACGATAAAATCCTGTTGTTTTTTCACTGCCAAATGTGATGCTTGGTACGGAAACGCTGCCGTCAGGATAAGTTGTTCCAGCATTGACATAATCAGCACCAGCAAGAACAACACCCCAAAAGGCTTCTCCCGTTTTGGGAGCAGAGCTAAAAACAATATTGCTACCTGAAAATTTAAAACCTTCTACTCCACTGGCATCAGGTTTTTGTGGTACACCACCAACAGAAATTAAAACGTTCTGTTCATTTAAAGGAAATGGTACAGGAGTAACGCCGTTCACCCTTAATGGAAAAGATGTTGTAGTTCCGTCAAAACTAGAGCTAATGCTATCAATTAAAAGGTAGCTGGAATATGCAGCTTGTAAATTATTCCCTAAATAACCCATGATTACTTTTCTTCTGTAGACTCAATTTTAACGTCAACAGGCTCAGTAAAAGTCTCTTCTGTTGATGTAATATCTTCTTCTTCTCTTACATTGACAGGAGTTTCAACTGGCACTTCGTCCTCTTCTTTGCGTGTATTGGGTCCAGCAGTAGAAGGTTCTTCTGGCCAGATAATTTCTAAAGGATCACAACCAGCAAATGTTTGGGGAATGTCCCGAAGCACTTGACGATAAACAGCCCAAGCGTGTTGATCAACAGTGCAACCTGGAATCATTGTCCAGTCTGAATTGCGCAGTAATTTATCACGTTTCTCTAAAACTTGAACCCAAGTGTAGGGTTGAACGTCTGGATTGGGAAGTGGCGTGTTGCCAGCATCAAGCCACGCAAGGTAGGCGGCGTAGTCGGCGTTAGCGGGATCGGGTGGGATGAAGGCATTGTCCGCGAGGCGGAGAATAGTGTTGCCGGTGGTGAGTTGGTAGGCCATGGGTTACAGCTCGATAGCGGCAGAAAAGTTTATAGCAACATTTTCACCAACTACAGCGCCTAGATTGCGATAAGTGAATCCAGTTGAACTTGAATACGCCACTGCTCCAGCTGTTCCGGATACAACCGTAATTGCCATGGTTGGAGATGCTCTTTTTTGATTTGAAAAATGAACGGTAAGCCTTCCAAAAGCACTGCTAGCAGTGTCGCTTGTTTGATAAGTGCCGCCAGTTTCGTAGTACCGCTGACACAACGCCAGCTCCTGCCCATAACTCCTGCGCTCAATCGGCGTAGCAACACTGCCGCGCTCTAGTTGCACATCACCAATCGTCCAGGTGCCAGAGGTCTGCGCCCCAACGGTAAACACGATTTCAATGCCGGTGGTAGCAGCAGCAGGAATGCTGATGTTGGTGCTGTAGCGGGTGACGGTGCTGGTAACCGTGAAGGTGCCCGTTGCGATCTGCGTGCGGGTCGGGCTGGCCAGTGTGCCGAAGGTGTCAGCGGTGGTGGCGTAGTAGGCGGTCCAGGTAACGGTGGTTAGCACAGAGTTAGCTAGATCTACGCTCAACGTTGCTGTGCTATCTGCTAAGTCGGCGCTATTTAGTTGCTCAATGCGTTGACCAAAACCGATAGCCGTGACGCTAGCGGCTCCGGTAAACCGATAGCGGTACTGCCCAGCAGTAGCACCAGCAACGCGCTGCCCGGTGACGTTGGCTCCGGTGCAGTAACCGTACCAGCGGTCCACGCTGTAGGCCAGTGCTGCGGCTGCGGTGAAGGTCTGAGACGCGCCAACATTGCGCTGGTCGATGGCCATAGCACCGTTAATCAAACGGTTGCGAAACGGCCCTACAACGTTATAAACGTTTGTATTCAGCTCGTTGGCATCAATTTTAGTAAGTGCCATCAGGTCTGCTGCAGGTAGCTAACGGTAATATCTAATGCGCTGGCTGTATCAGAACTAGCCCGCAAGACATCACTGGCATTCATAATGATTTTACTGCCAGAAATCATTTCAAGTGAAGAGCCTGCTGGGATTGGTGCATTCTTAATTAAAAATGCAGCGTCTCCAGTATTCGGTAAAAGGTAAACATTGCCATTGGCACTGCTACCTGTTTTGTTTGAAATCAAAACACTAAGAAGAATTAAAGTTGCGCCGCCGCTGACTGTAATGATATTAGTAGCCGAGCTAGATGTAACATCTGCTGTTGAAAGGCTGGACTTTGTAGTTTTTGTAAACGTATTTGCCATGTCAGCCTAGGGCAACGATAAGTGCAAGGTTGTCTGTTGAGCTAAACGATCCAGCAATAGAAACGTTACCTGTAATGCTAACGTTGCCAGGGATTGTTACTGCGCCTGATGAATCTATTGTAAGTCCTGCAACACCTCCGGTAACAAGAGAAAGCCATCCTTGGCTTGGACTGTAAATACCTGTGTTGGTGCTATTAGCAAATTTAAATGCAGGACTTGCTAAAGATCCTGATGCTGCTAGTGAATTAGTAAAATCTTCTCTTAAAAGAGGATACCCGCCAACGTTAACCCCGTCGTTAACAACAACGGTATTTTTTGTCGTATCAACAACAACTTCTCCACTAGCGCCAATAAAGCCACTAATTTCAGAAGTTGTTCCTCTGCGAAACTGTACTTGAGTTGCCATAATACTATCCTAATGCAATTGCAATTGCAACAGCAAAATCTTGAGAAGCAAGAGTTGCATTTTCATCTGGCACAGTTAAAACTCTATTTGCA